CGAATGCGTCAGGCCCGCCCGCCTCAAAGCCAGCCGGTGGCGAGGTGGCGTTTTGTGCAAACCGCTCTTGAATAACATCCAGCTCATTCTTGGATGGCGGGTACCAATCGTTATGGCCGTTTAGGCCCGCACCGCTATTGCAGTTTTCCTCCACCCATTGGAAGGCTGGGAATTGGGTCAGGTTGCCGAGCGCCAAAATAGCGTTATGGTTTGCGCGACCGTCGGCGAGAGTCCGAGGCGGCACCCCGTCGGTGTTACTAACGGCGGTCTGCGACGTGCGCCACATCTTTGTGCCATCGCCTGTCTGTGCGCTATCACCGCCACCGTCCGAGACGACTAGCCCATAGGTTTGGCCGTCGTAATCCGACACGATGGTGCCCGCGACATAGCCGCCGCCGTAAGGTACGCCGAACTCGCTTTCAAAGTCAGGCACAAAGCTGGCTGCCGTGGTGACGCTGGTTGCCGCACCCCATGCTGAGTCCCCGTAAGCTTCACCGTGGTGGCGTGGCTCGAAGGTATAGACCCGCTCGCCGGGCTGTAGGATGCCTTCTGGAATGGTGATGCTATTTAGCTGGCTGGTGGATCGGTCGAGCAGATAGACGATTGCGCCGGTGTCATCTTTCACTCGCAGCGAAGTGGCTTCATGGGTGTCACTGCCGTTGACCACGCTGAACGCTGACAGCTCGATGACCGGTTGCTCCGGGATGTCCGTCGCGCCGCCTAGTGGTGATGTGACGCTGGGCGCTGCCACGTAGGTATTGGCCGTGCCGAAGCGAGTGCGCGGCGAGCGTTGGCCCCATTCGTCCTCGACATTTTCATCTTGGTACTGCCACTCGTGATCCGCGCCAATGCTGATCGGCGTGACTACCGTGTGCGAGACGATAGGCGTATCACCAGTCGGCACTTCGTCGGATTCATAGATCGGCACATCGCCGCCCGGCTCATATACCCAAAAGCGACGACGCTTCTGCGGGACGCCATACAATGGGTAATAGGGCGCGCCGGTTAGCGTGGGCGTTGCGGTGACGCCGGTCGCGCCTTCGGCGGGCGTGATGTTTTGGGGGCGGCGTGTCACGCCAATGGGCAGGGCGGTAATGATGGCCACGCGGCTAATGGTGCCGGTCACGCGGACGCGGGTGATGTTGCTGGGAATATCCCAACTGCCGTCAGCGCGCTGGGTTAGGTTTTGCCATGCACTACCTGTCCAGTAGCGAGCGCTTAGCCCTTCGCCCTGGGCGTGCAGGTAGGCGCCGCGCTCCATGTCTGCCAGCTCGGGGGAAAGGTAGTCCTCCGGCGCTAAACGGCCTAGCTTGGAACCGCTGGCGACGGTACTGGTGAGCGTAGTGGTTAGGGTGATGCGCTGGCCCGAAAGGATCTCGGCGACGCGGACAATCTGCACGTTACCGGCATCGTTAATAAAGTAGTGCTGGCCGACTTCGATTCCTTCACTGGTTTCCAGGTCGATGGAATCATCACCGCCCACGGCGCTTACCACCGTTAGCTCGGGCACTTGTTCGCGGCGCTCAACAAACACGCGCTGGGCGCCGTATTCGACCAGGGCGTCGAGGCGATCCGATAGGTTGATCGGGTCGCTGCCGAGAATGTCTTCCACTTGGCCTTGGGTGGCCAGGATGGCGGCGCGGAGCCAGTGGTCGTTTTCCAAGAGCGCGTGATACTGCGGGTTCCAGGTGTCAGGGTGGGCGGGATCGTTTTCAGTGACCGCGCCCAGCACTTCGCTAAAGCTGGGCTCGCTGCTTACGGTTAGATAGTCGGCCATGATGCCTCCTTAAAACTGCAGGGTTAGTGTGGTTTCAATTTCGGTGCCCGGTTCTAGCTCAAGCGGGCGGAACGCGCGGCGGCCTGCGAGGTCGCCGTCGCTGTCGATAATGGCGATCTCGCGCACGGCGTAGCCGACTACGTCGGCGCCCTGCAACGTGGCGAGCACGGTTAGCAGCGTGTCTTGAGCCGTCGCGCTATCCACCGGCTGGCGGTGCACTTCTTCACCAAGCGCTTGATCATCGTCACTGGCCGGGTCGCCGTTGGTACCCCATGCGGCATGGGTGATGCTGGGCGGCGCGGTACCCGCTGCCACGGCGGCGGCGACTTTGGCGCGGAACTGTTTATTGGCGGGTATAACGTCACTCACAGGCGGATCTCCGTTTTGATGCGGCGGTCACGCATTACCGCGCGGGCAGTGGTGCCGATGCTGTTAAGGGTTTGCGTACCGCCCAGGGTGCGAGCGCCATTGAGCTTGGGGCGGCGGCGCTGAGTGAGGCGACCAACGGAAAGCGGCCAGCTACCGTCTAGCTTTCGGTGGCCATCGACGACTTCGTTTAGCTTCCAGGTGCCGTCGAGGCGGTCGACCTCGACTTCGCCCAGCGTCCAGTGGTTGCGGCTTTGTGATTGCAGGGCCATGACGGTGCGCTGCTTGACGCGCGTGGCCACTGTTCCCCAGCCATGATTTAGCGGCTCGCCTACCGGTGCTTGGCCGGTGAGCTGCCAGCTACCATCAAGGCGCTTGGCTTTATTCAACAGGCGCGGCATGTAATCACCGCTAAGCGACCAGCAGCCGCTCAACAGCCGGGCGCGGTGCACTTGCTCGCCACGGCAGCCGGTGTAGTTCTGGCGAATGCGCATCTGCGGTGTGGATAACCAGATTCGGGCGTCAAACTCGGCGGCGTAGCGGTAGATAAGGGCGATTAATTCGGAGCGCACCGGAGCGGCCGCTTCGACACGACGGCGGAGACGGCGCTGGCTTCGGGCTGTAAAGGGGGCGTCGTTGATATTGAACGCTAGGGCGTATTGCGCCCAATGCGTCGTCACTACACGCGGGGCGTTTTCGACCAGCATGGAGCGGCTATCCAGCAGCCAGCTACCGTCTAGCAGTAAGCCGCCGGCGGCGATCCACTTTTCACGCTGGCCGGTGTGTTCAAGTAGCTCAACATCGCTATAGCCCAGCACTTCCAGTGCGCGCTTGACCGCCCACACGGTGCCGCGCTTGCGGCGGATGGGGATGGCTTCGTCGATGGCGTCACGCTTTTGCTGTTCTTCCCACTGACTATCCCAGTCATCCACCCCAACCGCCCAGGCGAGCCAGGGCAGCATGTGGGCGGGCTGGGTCTGGGCATTCCAGACGGTGCCTAATGGGGCGTCGGCGCGCTCGATAAGTGCATCGGCGGCTTCGATTCGGCGCTCTAGGCGCGTGGTGTTGGGCGGGAGCAGGCTAGCCACTGACGGTCACCTCGATAGCGGTGCAATACGGCGCCTCGCTGGCATCGCCGCCAATGTCTTGCAGCGGTGATGCCATGGTGACGCGCTCGACGCCGGGCACGTAAAGGCGGGATTCCAGGGCGCCCGCAACAATCACTTCGCCGAGGGCGTGCCGTTGGTTGACGTAATCGCGCGCGGCGGCGATGGCCTCTTCGCGCACTACGTCGGCATCGGGTCCATTGCGCAGCTCAAGGGCGGCACTGACTGCAAAGCTGAGCACGCTGGCACTGGTGACGCGGACGGTGTCGCTTAGCGGGCGCACGTCGTCTTCATTCAAGGCGCTCTCAACCGCTGCAATTAGCGCGAGCGATGCCTCGCCATCGTCTTCGCGTGAGAGCACGTACACCTGAACCATGCCTGCTAGCGGGCGGATGGCGTCAGCGTCTTTAACCTGCGGGTCAGCACCAAGCGCGTAGTAGCGGTAGGCGTTGCGGCCACCGGCAGTGCTGAATGCGTCATGGGCTAGCAGAATGCGGCGCTTGTAGTCGTCATCATTCTCCATCACCGCCTCTACTGGCGGGATGGCGTCGGGGTCAGCCTCATGCAGGGTGAGGCGCTCGGTCATGTAGTAGGTGACGCCGATGTGATTCAGTATGGTGCCTTCGGCGTAGGCGAGCAGCAGCGACCGCGTGCGCTCATTATGGAGCTGCCGGAGAATCAGTTCGCGGTAGGCGGACTCTTGCAGAAATTTGACCAGCGGCTCGCTTTCTAGCTGCAGCGTTTCGGCCAGTTCTTCACGCTCGGCTTCGGGCGTTAGCTCGATCAGCAGCGCTTTGCGCTCTTCAAATAGCTGTTCAAAGTCGAGCGGGTCAATGATCGTCGGGGCGGGCAGCTTGGATAGATCGATGGGCGTGCTCATCAGCTCACCTGTATGCCGTCAAGGTTGATTGTTTGCCCGGTCGGCAGGTATTCGCCCTGCAGATCCAGCACGACATGACCAGGTGATGCGCTGGCCGCGCGAACGCGAGTGAGCTTGAAGCGTGGCTCCCAACGGGCAACGGCTTCGGCGGTGGCCGCGTAGAGGTCGATTAAGGTGGCGTTATTCATGGGCGCGTCCACTAGCTGATAGAGGCGCGAGCCATAGTCACGACGCATCACCCGAGTGCCGATCGGCGTTGTCAGGATGTCGCGCAGCGATTGCCGCAAATGGTCGATGCCGGAAAGAGCGCGCCCGGTCTGCGCATTGATGCCGTTCATGCTAGGAAGGATGCGCCAGCTTCGAAGGGCTCTCCGCTGGCGGTGGTTCTGGCGGGGTTACTGAACCTTGTACGTGCCCGACGACGATCCGCCGGCAACCGGAACCTCTGCGTTGCTTTGCACCTCATCGACCACGGCATTTGCCACGGCCTCTGCGAGCTTGTTAACCCAGGAATACTCGCCGCTGGCAGTCGCGCCTTGCGCCTGCATTTCGCTGACAATGCGCCCTTTGAGAGCGCTTTTACTCAATGCCATGACTATTTCCCCGCAGTGACTGTTGAGGACCCATCGCCGTGAGGGTTGCCCGTGAAGTGGCAAATGTGCGCGGTGGTCACAACCGAACTACCACCGTTATGGTGAATGCTTTCGGCGTCCACAGTCGCCACGCCCGCCACAGTCGCCTTCATGTCGCCACCAACATTGGCCGATAGGTCGCCCACCACCTCCAGGTGAATATCGCCCACGCAATGAATCAGCAGCCGACTGTTTTCGCTGTCGTACTCAAGCCGCGTACCGTCCGGAAGCCAGCGGCCAATTACATCAGGATTGCTGGAGGGAGCAGGGTGCGCCCGCTGATTGATAGCGGGCAGCACGACGCCTTGGGCGGTCTCACCGCTCGGCGATAGCACCATCACTTGCTCGCCCGCACTTGGCGCCCACCAGGTGCGATCCTCGCTTGCGCTTGGCGTCATCCAGAGCAGCCATGCTGTCTTGATCTCGCCGACCTGAACACGGCAGCGCGCTTGCTCGGGGTCTACTTCGGCGACAGTGCCAATCATCAGCAAATTGTTAAGCCGCCGCTCAAGCTCGTTTATTCGGCGATCCTGATTCACGCGCCCTCCTCACCGTCTTGGCGTGTATAGAATTCTTCATTTTCAGTGCCGATCAGGGGCGAAACGCCTACCCATACTTCGCTAGGCGGCGTGCCGTCATCGATCCATTCATTCTCACCAATGTGCACAACCTGCGCCCACTCGATGCGCCAGACATGGTATTGATCAAGCTCCGGAGAAAAGGCGTCCGGCTCGCACACCATCACGCGAGCGCCCTCGATCGGGAGCCCCCACTGGTTGTGCTGGATGAAATGCGCCAGCGCTGCAGCGTTGCTGCGGATCAAGCGCCCCTGATTGGCACCACGAAAACCGACGATGTAGCGCAGCTCGAACTGCAGCTCAAGCGCCAGCTGGCCGGTACCGGGATCATCGTCCGGCGCCGCAGTCATTTCAGTAAGCTCTATCAGCGCCGCCGGCGCGTTGATGCGCCGCTTGTCGTCGGGGTAGTCCTCAACGGTTTGCAGGTGAGGGAACGCGTCAGCAATGCTGGCAATAACCGCCTCATGCAAAGCGTCGAGTGAGATCTCGGTATCAGCGTTCATGCTTCGGCTCTCAAGTAGTTGACGCGGCGCTCAAGATCGGTACGGAAGTGACGCCAGAATATTTCATTGAGCTTCCAGAAGATCTCATCTTCAACAAACACATCGGCGCGATCCTTCACCGGCATCTGGGCTTCTCGAATAGGTAGTCTAGATTCACGCACGCGCTCGAGGATGGTTCGCTTCCGAGCGAAGCGGCTAGTGCCGCCCCACCCTTTCGGAAAGCTTTCGGTACCGGCGGGGCCGGAGTAACTGGCGCCGCCTGTGCGGCTAGCGGTAATGCGGCCTTTGAATTCAGAGACAGGCAGGTCATTCAGCCCGTACCACAACCGCACCTCATTCATGCCGCCCTGACGCTTGATGCGCAGCGTCTTCAAGCGGCGACGAACAGCAGCGGCGCGTGCCAGCCCCAGGTGGGACTGCAGGCCCTTGCTGGAGAGCTTGCGCAGCGTGGCAGCGGTTCGCGTTAGCGCCCGATTGTAAGAGGTTCTGATCTCTTTGGTTGTCGCGCCGAGCTCTTTGGAGACTCGCTCCAGGTCGTCGGCCTCAATATCAAAATCCAGCATCGTTTCTCACTGCAAGATCGAGCATGGCCATGCCGGTACCGTCGCCCTGGGGCTGCCCCATCACGTCATAAGTGGCGGCATCGACTTCACAAATGTCGCCACGCTGCACGCCAGGCACATCAGACTGCTTGCACCAGACGCGAGGGCGGTCGGTATCCATCACGTACTCGCCCAGCTGGGCATCCATATATTGATCTTCATAGATGCCGGACAGGGTAAGCACTACGCCATCGGCGCGAGTTATCGTCACTGGCGTGGCGAACTCCTCTTCGTCAAGAAAGTCGTTGAGATCTTCCCAGGCCGGCGCGGGCATTACTCGGCCTCAGCGGCTTGAATGGCGGTGATCAGTTCAGCCTTTTTCATCTTGGATGCGTTTTCGATGCCGTACTCCTCGGCAGTGGCCTTGAGCTCGTCAACCGTCAGTTCTTCGAGAGCGGGAGCCTCGTCAGTTTCGCCCTCCTCAATTACATCGCCATTAAGAGGCTTTGCCTTGCCGCGCCGAATCAGCGACTTTGCATCTGCGGCAGGCACGCCCTTAACGATTTTCCCTGGCGTGATCATTTTGCCGCTGGCCATAAAAGCGCTGGTGCACTTGAGGTCGATAATCTTCTTGCTCATGGGGGGATTCCTTATAGGGATGGGCCCGCACGATGCGGGCCTGTCAGTCACTCAACGGGAATTAAGGGGCAGGGGCGACGTAGCGGCCCAAACAGAAGGACTCGACGCGGCGAAGCACCATATCGACATCTTGCATAGCAACGATGCGCAGACGGCCCTTAGAGCTGTGGGTGTAGGGATCGGTTGTCAGCTCGAGGCCACCCCACATGCCGATTAGAGCGTCAGCGAAATTACCAAACACCAGGTCGCCACCCTCAATCTGATTGGTAACTTCAGTGCCATAGCCGTTCACTGTGTTACCCGGCTCCCAGATCGGCTGGCCATTCGAGCCGCTGAATTTCTCAGTCGTCTTGAAGTGGCCACGCATTGCCGACGCCATCACATAAGCCATGCTGTTGACGTCTGCGTTATCGGCGGCGATCTCGCTCTCCATTTTTACCGACTCGGCATAGGTCGGCTTGCCAGCGGTGGCGAAGTTGACCGCATTGATGCCAGAGGTGTTGGCAATGCCTAGCGGCTGGCTATCTGAACCGGTGCCATAGAAGAACGCCTTGTCGATAGTCAGCGCCAGTGCCGTGGCGAGGTCAGAACGAACCAGGGCTTCCACGTCCATGCTGGACTGCATCAGCATGCGGCGCGTGATCTCAGAGAGCGCAGCGACGGTCTTGGGCCGCAAGCCGATCTGGCCAAGCTCGAGCATGTCTTCAGGCGCGTCTTCATCCTCCCCGATCCAGTAGCCACTAGCGGCCGCCGTTTGCTTGGGAATATCAAAGTTACCCACTAGCCCTGCCATGCTGGTACCCAGCTGCATAGCCACGGTGCGGTTGCGCAATAAATCAATGAACGAGCTGGTCATCAGCGTGGTATCAACCACGGTGCCGCCAGTATCGCCTGCTGCGGTGCCGGTAGTGCTGGTGTTCAGTGCACGGCGCAGAACGTCAGGCGGCACCACTAAACCTTCGACTTCGCGGCCCATCTGGTCAGCGGCAGCGCGGGACGCCTCAAACTCAAAGGCGGCAGCCTCTTGAGCGCGGCGGTCGGTCGGATTGGCCAGCGCGCGTAGGGCGCGCATAAAGGAGTAGCTGCGCACTTCCTGATCATCCATGCCCACATTGCCAGCCTGACGGGAAGCGGAGGCAGCCGACTGGTCGCCGATAGGCTTGGAGCGCTTATCGTGCAGATCCTTAAGCAAGGCTCGCTGGAAGTCCTCGGGATCCTTGCCCTCACTCACGTACTGCGCTGCTAGCTCGGTGTTTTCGTATTGGCGACCCATATCCATAATCGCCTTTACGCGCTTCTGCTCGGCCTGCTTGCCAGCATCACGAGCCTGGGCTTGGTCGTCGCCAGCACGCTCGATCATTTCGAGCACTTCAATGATCTCGCCTTGCTCATTAACCTTGGCGCGAACCAAGTTGCCTTTCTTGTCGCGCAGAATTTTTTCTTTCATCTCGCCATCCTTCTGGTGTGATCTGGTAGCGCCAGCAGCGCTGTCATCTTCGTTACTAGCAGTATCAGGCCCGCCCTTGCTCGACTCCGCTGGCAGTGGTTCCTTTGAGCGACCTACGCCCACAGAGGAATCCGCCGGCACGGAGACGATGCTAATTTCATGCGGCTCCCAATCAGTGACGCGCACCATGTCAGGCATGCCCGAGCGCTCTTCGATCTCTACCTTGTGGATCGAGTAGCCCACGGACACGTGCCGACGAATGCGGTCGACCACGTCCTGCCACACCTCAGAAGCTCGCACACTTCGCCCGAAGCGCACGGTTGCCCGGCCCCGCCGGTCGGCTCCTATCGTGACGGACTCCACCACGCCCACATGGTCATCCCAGTCATGGTTGACCAGCGTTGCGCCTCCATCCGCGAGACGCTCTGTGCGCATGGCGCCTGGTGAATGGTCCAGCACTTCAATGCCAAACCACCGCTCCACTTCTGCTTCACTTGAGAATGCTAGCTCTACAGTGCGATTGTCTTCGTCAATCTCTCGCACTTCGCCCACCACCATGTCGCGGCGGAGGCCTTCGGCTTTTAGTTTGCGCAGCTGCTCATCAGTAACGGCCCGCGTTTGGTGGGTTCCCTCTAGTTGCCGCGCCTTGTCGGCCGACTGGGGCAGTGCCGGCTGGTGCATTCGGTCGTGCGTCTCGCTTTTATCCTTCATTACTGGCCTCTCCTGCGGCTGGAGCCGCGCCGGTATTCATGGTGGGGTCGCCCAGGCTTGCATCCACAAGCGCCTCGGGAATGCCTGCCTCGATCATTGACTCACGGTCGCGCGCCCACTGACGCCACACGGCGCGAGGATCGCCGCCACGCTCACGAATAACCTGCGAGGGCGACTTGATCTTGTTTGATATATCGCGAGCCGCTGTCTTGCTGTCCTTGTCGGGGTCTACCCAGTCCCAGCGCTTCGGCTGCCACGCGTGCTCCTGGTATTTCTCCAGGCGGCCGGGTCGCAGCGTGGCTTTATTGGCACCGGAAAGCGTGATGCCTTTCAGCAAGGCTCGGGGCAGCCACGCATGGAAGAGCGGCTCGAGCAGCGCTTCAATCAGCCACTCCTGCAGATCCTTCCAGTTTTCGCGCTCGGAAAGCTTGCCCTGGCGAATGCTGGAGAAATTCACCCCTTCGAGATCGTTCGCTAGTTCGTTGTAGGAAATGCCGAGACCGGTAGCGATGCCGCGCAGCGTCTGCTTTGAGAACGGCGCCAGCTCCCCGCTGGGAAACTGAGGATCCCAGCCGCGAAACTTTAGCCCCGGCGGGAGCTCTTGATAGCTGCCCGGCTCGGCGTCCATGTAGAGCGGCTCGGCGTCGTCTTCGTCATCGACAGGGCCCGCGCCCTCGTCCCACTCGAAGAAACCACCCTTGGCGGCAGACACGCGAGCATTAACCAGCGCGGCCTTCTCGAAGCCATCCAGGTGATGCATGCGTAGCAGCGCGGTAACCATCCAAGGTAGGCCGCGGCGCTGGCCAACCAGATCTTCTAGAAAGCCGTGCATGACCTCGCTGGCGGGCACCTTTACGAAATGGCGCCCGCCGTAGGTGTAATCAGCTTCGGAAGGGTCGAGCGTACTGAACAGGTACTGCACCGGACGGCCCCAGCGATTGTGCTCAATGCCCTGGCGTATGAAGTGGCCGCCCGGCAGCTTGTCTTGATTGAACTCAACCGGGCAGCGCTGTGGGTCCAGCACTTGCAGAGCAAGGCCCCAGGCGTTGAGATCTCGCCCATAAACCATCCGGATCATGAACTCGCCGTTAGTAGCTGCGTCATCTACGGCACGATTAAGAATCTGGCGCAGCGAACGCCGACCGGTAACGTCGCAGTTGCCGCGAGCACTCCACTTAATGAAGTCAGCCTCAATAGCGTCGTTTGCCCTTTCATCAAGAGTGCCGTCAGCGTCCCTGGACTGCGCCTGCAGCGCGATGCCCGCATGGCCTACAATGTTCTGCCGGCACTGACGCAGAAACCCTCGGGCATAGTCGTTGGTCAGCGCCAGCTGGCGAGAGCGTGCTACCAGTGGCTTTTGGTTTTTGGTGATGTAGTCATCAGCCGGTACCGGTACGCTCGGCAGGTCGCCAGAAAGGCGATCGGCTCGCGCCTGCCCTAGCAGGCTGCGGACAATAGCGCGAGGGATAGAGCGCTTGCGCGAAGGTGGCTCGGTCGAGGATGGCTTGGCCGCAGGCGCTTCAGTTGGCGGCGCGCTTGAGCGCAAAAAATTAAACATTAGAATTGAACCTCGCTAGCACCTGACGCCCCAGCGTGTCCTTGCCTCTGCGGGAGGCGCGCAGGCGCCGCACTTCCTGACGGTAAACATCACGCAGCTTGAGCAACTGACTGATTGAGGTGCGGCGCAGCTCGCGGTTGTTGATGCGGTAGCTGTCCTGATCCTTGCTGGCCCGACCCTCGATAACTGCCTCGATGGCTTGCAGCGTACGCTCGGCATGGGTGCGCCCATCGAACTCACTGACAGCTGCTAAGTCGGGATCAACCGTCAGTGTGCCGGTCTCGACTTCATACACCTCGGTACCATCCGTCACGCGCAGGCTGTACCAGTAATCACCCGGCTTCCAGCTGGCCGTTACATCAGCAGCAGTCGTGAAGGTGTGCAGCTTGCCATCAGGCTGTGAGGCGAGATCGATAGACTGGGCGCCGCGCAGGATCAGCGTTGCCGACCAGTCCGGCGCTGGGTATGCAGTCAGCGCCAGCGATAGCGCCAGCGTCGTGCCTGCTGTCGTGCTTTTTGGTATGCCTGCCATGCGTCACCAGTTGTTAACCCAGCTTCTGCCGGGGCGCGTTGCTTTGCGCCTAGTCTTACGGCTGCGGGGCTTGGTCTCCGCTGGCGGTGGTTCCTGCGGCTGCTTATCCTCCCGCCTGGATGGCGGCAGATCCTCTGTTTCATCAGGCTTTTCGTATTCAGCTAAGCGGGCGGCGTGGCGCTTGAGGCTTGGCGATGCAATCTTAAAGGCGGCGTAGGCGTACACCCGGCAATCTAGCGCCTCGTTACGGGGTCGGGTTTGGTGCCACTCACGCTTAGCGGCACCCTTGATGTACTTGGTCACCAGCTTTTCGGCGGTCAGCTGGTGAAACCATTCTGGCTCGCGATCGGCGGGGATATGGGTAAAGCCGGGCCCTGGCTGCGTTACCGCTAGGCGGCGCATAACGGTTAGCTTTGCTTCATCCACGCCAATAGTGAACAGATCAACCTTGCGCTGGCCGCGCCCGGTCTTCTTGCGTGACGGCGCAGTCACTACCGGGCGATCCCATCCGCCCACGCCTTTGATGGCAAACAAGCGTCGACCCGTCTTGCCTCGGGCGTACTCATAGGCGCGCTGCGTATAGCCGGTGCTGCCGCCGGTATCCAGGCACGCGGCGATGATCCCCATTTGCGCGGTGCTTTCATGCGTCCAGGTGGTGGCAAGGTAATCATCCAGGTCGCGCCACACATCATCCTGCAGCGGATCGCCCCACAATATCGTGTAGTCAATCGACCAGCTCTCCTCACCATAACCCCAGGCGACCGTCTCGACCTCGAGGCGATCTTGCTGCATATCGATGCCAGCAGTCAGTACCACGCCACCGAAGGGCACCGATGCCTTGAAGGTCTCGGCGCGCTCCATGAGCACGTGCGCCTCCGCCTGCTCGCCCTGCTCTTCCCAGGTTTCTGCCAGCGAGACGTTGATAAACGACTGCAGGTCGCCTGCGGCTTTCTTGTCGAGGAACGACTGCACGATGTCACGTAGGCGACGAAAGCAGCTGTACAGCTCGTTGAGGTGGTAGCTGGCGTGGCCACGGAAAGGCCTTGATGCTTTCCAGCCAGCGCCTACTTTCTCGGCAGTGCGGATCGCGGCGATACGCGCGCCATCGTTCCAGAGCGCGCCGCAATGCTTACAGGCATAACCCGCCGTTTCAGGCTTGTGCTCACCATCGTCATCGCGATCCCACGACACTTGCCCCCAGCTCAGCGTTTGATGTTCATCGCAGTGCGGGCACGCCACGTGAAAATGGCGCTGGTCGCCCTGGTCATACGCTGCCTCGATGCGGCTTTCGCCTTTGATGGTGGGTGTCGAGATCTCAACCAATAAGCGCTGATCTCCAAAGGTGGCCGCGCGCTGCCACAGCAGCTGCACTTCATCACCCTCGACTGTTCCCCCATAGCCGTCGATCTCATCGGCTACGATCCACGGCGCTGAGCGCCCGCGCATGGTCTTGGTGGAGCCCGCCCAGGCGAACATGAGAAAGCCGCCGGGGTAAGACTTCATGCGCTGGTTGTTCACGCCCTCATGGCTGCGAGGCTTGGCGAGCAGGCCTTGCAGTACAGGGTTAGCGTCAACCATGGGATTGAACTTAGTCTCCAACCAGGTGGTCAGGTCGCCCTGGCTGGGCTGCATCATCATCTGGCTGCGAGGCTCGTGGGCAATGCCGTAACCCTGCAGGCAGAGCGCTAGCTGCGTCTTGCCGACCTGGGCGCCCCACATTAGCGAGATGCGATAGCAGCCGGGGTGCGTGGCCATATCCATCGGCTCGCGCTGGTACGGCGCGTTATCAAAACGGATGATGCCGGGGATAGCGTTTCCGGAAGGAATGCGCACGTTCTGCTCAGCCCATTCACTGGGCTTAAGCGGTGCCGGTGGCACTAGGTGGCGGGCGCTACGCTTTAGCGCCCGAAGCACGCCCGCTGTATTGCTAAACTGCCGGGCTGCATCAATCGTCGCCACCGTCACCACCCTCTTCGTCATCTAGCTCGATGTCGGTTTCGGCGGCTGACTCTAGCGCCTGGACCAGCTCAGCGGCCAGCACCTCTTTGAAGCGAGCCTCGTCGGTTTCGCCGATCAGCTGACTGACCACGCGACTGGGTACGTTCATCACGTTGGCGCGAACAGTGGCGTTCTCTAGCGCGCGAGCTCGCTCAAACTCATCGATGGGTGCGACCAGGCGGCGGGCGGTAGCAAGATCCAGTTCAGCCTGAGAAGTCTCGGCGGCCAGCTTGCGCATCTTCAGCTCAAACTCGTCTAGCGGACCATCGCCCTCAGCCTCAAGGCGAGCCTGATCGCGAAGCCACTCGGACACGTCCCGAGTATTGAAGCGCCACGGCTTGCCCTGCCTGCCTTTCTGATCATACGGGCATTCACCGCGAATCCAGCTCGTGACGGTATTGAGCGATACGCCGAAAACCTCGGCGAGCTCCTCGCGATTGACTGCCTTTCCTTTTCCCTTGAACGCCATGGCTTCCTCAAACAACAACAATCAACCGGATCTGACGCGCCTCGCTCACACAAACTTCCGCGACTCCTTCTACCCGCAGGCCCCACCCCCGCCGGGAGTACCTAAAAAGTTCAGAGGCCTAGCGAGCTGCATCAGGCTGGTGCTCTAGCGCCCACGCGCGCAGCGCAGTCTTGTCTGCCCTGTCGCACTCAACGGTGGCACGCAGTCCCTCCAGTGCAGCACCAACGGTGCCATCCCCTAGCGAGACGGGGCACGGGGCAAGGTAGGCGGAGGGTGGTAGCTGAGGCACACGCTTAGTCACTACCGTGGGGTCACTGGCGCAGGCGCTCAGCAATACGGGTAGGCAAAGGCATCCCCATGCACGTATCGATCTCATCATCACTAGCCCTCGCTTGGGCGATCTCGGTGGATAGGCCTGCTGCCCTGTCCTGCGCATCACGCACATGGGCACGTTCAGCCTCTAGCGCTGCGTCACGTGCGGATAGGGCCACCTCATGCTCGCGCTGTTGCTGATCGAGCTGATAGCCCAACCCCTCAATAACAGCCTGTTGGGCGCCCACGTCGGCCTCTAACTCCCCGATCATGCGCGCTTGGCGCAGGCCCAAAGCCCCGGCACCCACAACACCAGCCACGAGCGCCAGTGCAAGCCACAGCTTCCAGGAGCT